CATTCCATCACGAATTCCCAACTGGTAGCTTTGTATCTCAGTAGGAGCTAACTCTCTTCCAACAACAGATAATGTTCTATAACCTGGAACTAAATCTTCTAAAAAGGAACCATTAAAATTCATAGCTTCCGAGGGAAGAAAAGCTTTATTTGGCTTTTGAATTGTATCTGTAAAATTATACATCTAAATTCTCCTTCCCAATGAATTACTTGTCTTTATTTGCCTATTGTTTAACTCTTTACTCATAGGATCTACCAAAACCCTAGCCATTTCTCGGCCATCCAAGTTAGTTACCACTTCTACAACTGCCCGTGATGGACCATGATTAATATTGCTAGAATAACCGTTACTTAATGCTGTTTGAGGCTGTATAATACTTGCATCAGCTAATGATTCACTGACTTTGGAAACAAGTTTTTTACTCTTCTCCATTCCAACTGCAAGACCTTCACCTACATATCCACCAATCTTTTCCATAACTCTTGAAGGTGAGTGAATTTCTAATGCTTTCCTCATTGTTTCGGCAACTTGATTTGCAATATTATTTGCGGTTACTAGCGCATTATTTCCTTCCGATTGCAAACCGTTATTAAAACCAATCATGGCGTTGTTGCCTATCTCTTCCATTACGATCGGAAAGCTATTCAAACTATCAATTATACCAAGGGAAACCTTTCTCATAGCATCTACAGCTAAGTTTTCATTTTCTTCTATCCCCTTTGTCAAGCCTGCAATAACGTATGCTCCATTTTCAATCATTACCCTTGAAGGTGAATGGATTCCTAACGCGTGTCGATAACTTTCATCGAGCTTATTTGCTGAATTTTCTGCAGCCTTTTGAACCTCACCAACGTTTACTCCTAAACCTTTAGCAATTCCAGCATTTACATCTTTTCCTAGTTTTTGTAAATCACTATCTTTGAATTGGCCACTTAAAGACTCCATTGATTTTTTTCCTGTTTTTTCAAACTCTGCTACAATTGGTTCGCTTCCATCTCCAACTATTTTAGCCATGCCATGAGTTGTTTCAGACATAGAATTTGTCATAACAGACTTTAAGTCATCCATTTTTTTGCTTCCAGCTTCAGTTAAGTTACCCAGTCCATCAGACATTTCATCAACTAATTGTTGTGTTTGAGCTGCTCCAGCGGGTCCCATCGCCTCAAGTTGTTTAATAACGCCTTGATCAACCCCCTGCTCAGCTAACCAAGAAATGTTGTCCGACCACTGACTCATAGCCTCTTGATTTTTTTGAAGATTTTCAATCATTTGATCCATGCTAATTGTTTGTTTTTGTTCAATCTGCTCAAAAACATTGGTCGTTTTACTTAGTAGAGAATCATACGTCGACTGCATACTGTCAAAAGCTGATTTTTGTGTATCGCTTAAACTTTCATAATCGATTTTTCCTTGTTCAACCATCGCAGTTCGTACAGTTTGCATTTGCTGTTCTCTCGCTATACTAGCTTCGTCCATTGCTTTTTGGTCTGTAGCAATCTGCTTATCAATTTCATTTGCTGCAACCTTAGCATCAGATAATGCCTTTTCTGCGTTCTTTAAATCGCCACCCATATACAGCCATTGTGAACTAATTTTATTTACTTTCTCTTGCGCTTCCGCTTGGAGCTTTGTTGCTTCTTCTCTCTTTTGTTGCAACTCAATCATGCGTTCTTCTGCATCGGCACCCGCTTGTATTTTAGCTTGGAGCTCTATACGCTTTGCAGACTCTTCATTACTTAGGCTTAAGCTGTCAGCCTCTTTGTCGTAGCCCATTCCAAGACCTTCTACTTGACCGTTTAACTGTTCAACTTTTTGCGCTAATAGTTCTTTTTGTTCAGCTGATTTGTTTTCTTCTGCAGACAACTTAAAAATTTGATCTTTTAATTTAAGATTACTTTCCGCTTGTTTTTCTGTTCTAGTTATTGAATCTTCTTGAGTTTTAGACATTCCTTCTACAGAAGATGTCAAATCTTCGCCTGACTTTTTCAATTCCTTACACGATTTCGTTTGATCTTTGAATGCCCAAGAAACAGCGGCACTTACAGCAGCAACAGCTCCCAATGCGACAACTAAAAATCCTGTGGTCGATTGTAAAAAGAGCGTAGCTTTTGCTAAAGCTAACTGAGCAATTTCCATAGCTTTTATTTTGCCAGTTACAGTTCCATAAATGATTGTAGACAATTTCATTGTGCCATTAGCTGTTTTCTGCGCAATCTCTAGTGCCTCTGCTGCTGTTGCGCCTTGTTTGGTTGCCGTAGCATACACATTCATTGCTATTTTTGCCTGTCCAGTCAAATTATTCATTTTGCTAATCCAACCGTTTACAGCGTCTATAACTTTCAACGTGGCAAGTGCTACAGCCAAACCTGTGATACCAGCAGTCAAAGGCGGAATTAGCGGGGATAATTTACCTAATAGCTTTATAAATGTCTCGATATACGGCGCTGCACTTGCGATTGCTTTGTTCATAGCATTGAACGAATCATTAATTTTACCCTTTAAAACGTCAAATATTCCCGCAATACCATCTGAGTTGATACCAGAGGCAACAACAAGGTCATCTAAGGCCGTAATGCTATTCGCTACACCTTTTCCAATCGCGTTTGCCATATTAGAAAAAGATGTGCCAATACCCTTTGTATTAACTCTGGCTAAATCCCCTAATTCATCACTCATACCAACGAGTGCACCATTAAAGTCATCAATGCTTATTTTACCGCTTTGTAAAGCCTTGTATAAATCATCTGTAGAAGCTTCTGCACCAAGCATCTCTTTAGCAACTTTGTCAAGACCTATTCCCATAGTGTCCTGTAAGCTCATCCATGTATCCATATCAACTTTTCCAGAACGTAGCATTTTCAGGTATGCTTCAGTTCCCCGAGCAGCCTTGTCACCACTAGAACCACTTGCTAAAAGTGCGTTGTTTAATGCAATTGTACTTTCTGATGCCTTATCTGCGTCACGAAAGACTAAAAACATCTGTTGAGAGGTTGCGGCTACATCATCTAGTTTAGTAGGTAACCCATCAATTCCATCAGACAATATCTGTATTCCTCTATCAGAGTCTTCTGCACTAGCGCCTAATGATTGCAACACTTTTGGATATTGATTTAACGTATCAAATCGGCTTATCGCGCTACCCAACGAATTTGTTACAGCGTTTACACCTACATCCACAAGCTTAAAAACTCCCACACCCTTAGCAATATCCAAAATACTAAAATTTGTTTTTTTAACGTTATCATCTAACCCACTTGAGGACTTTTCCGCCTGTTGCATTGTATCTGTAAAATTTTTATCTACAGCGGTTAAAACCGCCTGTATACTCATTGTTTCAGCCATAGGTTTCCCTCCTTCCCTATCTTTTTGAAAGCATTTTGTAAATATCTAACTCATCTTCATCAATATCTAGGGCTTTTGAAGATACACCGGTTTCAATGAATTTTCTATCGAAGAAATCTTCAAATGACGAAAAAGCTGGAATAATTTTATCTCCAACTTTTTTAGTATTTTTCGCGACTTGAATTTTAAACGCAAGCAAATGTAACCTCTCTACTTCATCAAGCTGTTTTAAACGTGTCGCCTCCATTAACAAGCTGTATTGATAAATGGTCATTCTGTCTATTTGTTTAAAATCTGTTATATTCGTGTATCTTAAAATATTTGTCACAACATCTTCATATGTGATTACATCATCTTGAGCGTTTCCTTCCACTGTAGAAGTTTCTTTTTTGATACGTTCGATTCCTCTAATTCATGAAGTAATAAAGTCGTTAAATCGTCTAAGTTTTCGTGATTCTCAATAAATTTATCTATCTGGTGTTGACTTGGCCGCCCCTGTTTAATATGAGCAGTCCCATGATAAATTGTTTCAGATAACGCTACTACACTTCCTGAAAGTAACTCTGGGATAGTTGTATCTAGCCCTGCACCAAATTTCAATCCAGCGCCCTCTACCTTGTGGATACTGTCCAATTCCCTGTTAAATGCTAAGCCAAACACAATTTCGATATCTTTATTATTAATTTTCAATTCCATTTAAGTATCCTCCTAAAAGTAAAAGAGGGGTGATAAATCCCCCCCTTCCCTTATTTTATTTCTTTGTTTCTTTTGGTGTATCGCCAGTTTCAGGCACATATTTCCCAGTATCTCGGAAAGCATATTGAATAACTTGTGATTGTTCTTCCGTAACTGTAGCCATACCTTTTGCACCAGTTCCATTAATTGCTAGTCCAATCGATAATTCGGTTAAGTCTTCTGCGCCAAATGTAGATTCAGTAGACGTAATATATCCTTGGTAATAAGTAGCTGGATATTTTTTTGTTTCCGCTGCTTTTTCTAACGTTTCATCATCTTCCGTTTTAGTGATTTCCCAAATTTCATAAAGTGATCCATCGATAATAGCTTGTTCAAGCTCATCTTGTAACGTATCACCTTGAGCTAATACTGAAGTCACACTCATTTCAACTGTAGCTACTCCAGGAACATTTACGTTCCCGTCTTTTGTGATAGTGTTACTCGATTCTCCTTCAATTGTACGGCTGTGTTCCGTTTGGAATGCCAGTCGTTTTGCTTCTTTAACCTCTGCTTCAGATAACTTTCTAAATAATAAAAAGACGTTAATCCCTTTGATTGCTGTTGCCATATCCTATTCCTCCTAATGTAAATAAATAGGCACAACAAGTACTCCGTGCAATAAAACGTCGTTCGTTGTTGTGTCTATTAATATTCTTTCTTCGATTTGTGATTCTTTTACTTGAAACTTCTCAATTAGCTTATTAATAATTTTAGACTTCATCGCTGATACTTCTTGTCGATTGCTTGCTAGCCCCCATACATCTATTGATAATTCGACAGTCTGTAGACTACCGCTTTTCGTCGCTCTTCTATCAATAGACGTATTGGCCATTTCTACAAATGGATAGCCAACATCGTTCATTTGTTTATATGGATAAACAGTAAAACCCATTCCTTCAATTAAAGCATAGGCTTTATTATAAATGGTTTGATCATTCATTTTACTAAACGCTCCATATCTTTTTTAAATTGTTTTACCTGCTTTTTGAAAGCAGGTCTCATATATGGTCGAGCGGCCATGTAGCGAGTACCATATTCTACGTAGCCTTGATAATCAGTGCTAGGTTCCACGATAGCAGTAAACCCATTATCTTTTCTCGATAAATTGATAGAACGCTCGAGTGTTCCTGTATCTACTGGCGCCTTACGTTCTGCTTCACTTGCTAACTCTGAACCATTCATCTGAACAACTTTTTTCACATCATCTAACGTAGCGTTTTCGCGTAGTTTTTTATTCAGCTCTTGAATCCCTGTAATTCTTCCCACTTTAGCCATTCGGGAACACCTCATCCAAAATATATGTTGTTTTACGTCGTAAAATCCTTACCATAGCAACTTTATATTTACTATCATTGATATATAAGTTGGTTGGTTTAAATGGTATTGCTCCCTGTACACGAACAACTTGGGCTCCCTGACGAATCGAACCAAATGCAACAGTCATGACCTTTTCTGAAGCATCTGTAATATTGGCTCTGATAGTTTTCGAATGTACTATCTTTGTAACTTCTTTACCAATAATTGTGTCATACTTACTCTTTTCTTCTGTAAAAGTGACAGTTTTATCGTATCTCATCTCATAGACCACACGCCAACATTTGACGACTCACCATTTTTTTTATTCCAAGATGCAATATCCGCTTCAAACTCATCAAAAATAGAGGAAAGTGTAATACTTTCCCCTTCTTGAGAGCGAGCAGAATACCCCTCATCTCCTATTTGGTTATATCGTTTAACACAAACTTCTAAAAGAACAAATTCTAACTCCCTTGGTACCTCCTTAGGTTCACCAACTAACTTCGATAACAAACGCGACTCCATAGAATCAATTATTGTATCAATTTTTAGCTGTTCAATAGACAGATCAGCACTAGTTAAAGATACAAGCTTTTCTTTTAATCCTTTCATTGGCTGTCACTACACTTTCTTAGAAGTCTTTGACACTTTTTTCTCCTCTTCGGTTACAGGCGTTTCAATTAGTTCTGCTGATTTTGCATCTCCACCACCAGGTTCCCCTCCGCCTGATCCATTACTAAATGTAACGTTAACAACTTTTGTTTCATCATAAAGATATGCAACATAGTGAGAGTCGCCAGTAATGATATCTTTTTTATGAATAATATCACGGTCAGTTTCAACTTGCACCGCACGCTTACGAACGAGTTTCAATGCCGGTTGATTTGTTACAACTTTAAACATTAACGCTTCACCTTCCACTAATTTCTTAGAGCGGATAATTTGTGCACCGGCTACATTTAAAATTGTCCCACTAATTACTGCGTTAGCTCCTACATCGGATCCTTGAATATTATTTTTATTCATATCGCGGCGAATTTTAGTTGCATCTTTAGGACTTACAACCAAAACATACGCTTGGGCATCTTCATCGTTGTAAATATCTAAAACATCTTCAATTCCTTCTACTGTTGGCGTAACTGTAATTTTTTGTGTACCTGTTTTTGCAGCTTCTAAGATATCATTATCAATCTTATTTGCCAGAGATAACCCCAACTGTTTTGTTGACTCGTTATATGGGTCCCCATAGCCACTTAGCTTAGCTTCATCAGTAATTTCTGTTCCTTTAGCAGCTTTTTTAATCGTCGCTTCTTTAGTAGAAGTTCCAATTTTATCCAAAGGAATGGGCTCACCTTCGCCTACATCCACAGCATCACCCATATAAGTATATGCTGGGAATTTTAAAGTGTCTCCAGGTTGTCCCGATAACGTGTCGTCAACCTGCGCCAGTGGAGTAAAGCGCAACGCTTTCTCCAATTCATAAGATACAATCGGTGCTAATACCTCTGGGTTTACTAAATCTTTTAAAAATGTTGTTGCCATAATTATTTTCCTCCTGTAATTTCATTAAATAATATTGGATTCTTTGTTTGTAGTTCTACTTTTTCTGCAAAAGTCATTTTATCAAACTCTTCTTTTGTCAAATTTGTAGCATTGTTATTTTTTTGTTTCGGAGTGTAACCTGTATTGCGTTCCACACTCCATTTTTGACGTTCTTCGTTCAACCAGTTAATAATGTTTTTTACATTAGCTAGCGTTTTGTCTTCGTCTTCATCTACTACCAATGACAATACATCTTTACCGACAGATAACCCTGCATCTTTAAGTACTTCATCAGCTTGTTGAGTGATTTCTGCGACTTTTATTTGGCGCTTCAGAAGATGAATTTCCTCGTCTTTCGCCTTTTGAATTTCTGCAGCTTTTTCTTCGGCAGTCTTTTCCTTGATGGTTTTTTTACCGCTATTCTCTAATTCATTGATACGTTCTAATGCCTGTTCTAATTGATTTTTCACATCATTTTTTTCCGATTGTTCCTTACCAATGCGCTTTTGCAATTTTTCGACAACTTTTTCAGTATCTACACTTGCCTCAACACTAGTTTCCTCTGCAGCGGTTTCTTGTGTTTCGACCATATTTTTAGTATCTTGTTTAGTTGTCTGTGTTTCTGTTGATTGTTCCATTTGAAATACCTCCGCTCGCATTTAACGTCATGGGAGACGATATACTCGTGTTTTATTTAACGTCCACAACTATCGGAAACGGACAATGTAAAAAGCCTAACATTTGTTAGACTCTTTTCTCTTTAGATATTTACGACTAGGTTTATATTCTTTTGAACCAGAACTTTTAAACTGATAAAGATCCTGCTTTACAGTATCTAACCGGTCTACCGTGCCAAAAAAAGTTAATGTGATCTCACTTATATTGTCTATTCCAGAATGAATTTCAACATCAGTAAGGCCATCAATTCTAGTTCCATCTACTAAAATACCATCATCTATTTTTATGACGTTCATTTGAATTCTCCTTCTTTAAATATTCTTCATAATCAGCATCTAAGTAATCATATGGGTCTTCATCAAAATACTTCATAATCTTTTTCCTCCAAAATGTTCTTAAAAACATTTTTTATGATTCTTGTTCGTAGTTCATTTCATCAATCAGTCTTGACTTTAGAGATTCAAGGAGCCCTACTACTTCCAATCTGTTACTTAACGAATAGGCTATAACTAACTCTTCGTTTTCGTCTATTCCAACAACTGCGACTTGCTCCAAATTAGCAGACCCAAGTTCTGAAATTATTGCTTCTACAGATACTCCGCGCTCTTTCATCTGTCTAGCAGCCGATAAACTCCTCATAATTCTTTATCCTCCAGATATTTTTCAAATTCTTCACGGTCAAAATACGGCGCTGTGCTACACCGACAGTTAGGATGTATGGGTGCAGCATTCATTCCCACTTGAAAGTCTTTTAACTCTATTGGTTTCTTTGTTACTGATTTGCACTTCTGACATGCATCAATTTCTCTAATGAAAATAAAATGATTAATTTCTGATTCTTTATACGCCTTTTTTTGCACCTCAGTTTGAACCCTGGCTAATTCTGTCCTAGCTAATCGTTTTGCTTGGTTATTGGTAACATCAAATAAATTTCTTAATTCTTTAGCTATTTTTACAGGGTTTTGACCTTGAATCAACGCTTTTGAGAGCAGTCTTTCTAGAGACGTTCTTAAATCCGTTTGTAGAATTCCCCAAATTCGTTCACTAAAAGTAGCACTCTGAAAAGATCCTTCTACAATCGTTTTTGCTTGGCTCCTAATATTACTAAATTCTGTTCCTAGAATTCCTGATTGTCTTCCAAACTCTGCAACAGCCTCTTCTGACAGATACTTAGCTAATATTTTTTCAAGTTCATCACTAGAAGAAACAGCTTCTAAAAGTAATTTTTGTCTGGCTAACTCCAGACGACTAGTCTTCATTTTGAGATTGTACAAACGTAATTCTCTATTCGCTTGAGAAGAAAAGTCTTTATTTTTAACGTAGCGCTTCGCTTTTAAGGAAAATTGTTTTACCTCCATATCCGAAGCTCTTTTGCGCACTTCAGACATAGTAACCTTTTCTTTTTCAGCGTAATTACTAAACAAATCATTAATGTCTTTTTGAATTTCCTTCATCGTCTGTAGATAAAGTTCATCAATTTCTTTTTCAAGTTGTTTTTGCGTTTTTTTGCGGTTACCAATATTCTTTTGTTCTCTTAGTACCCAGTAATTAGTCTGTTTCGTCATTTAGCTCAGCTACCTTCTCACTGTTGTCTATTACAACTTCTTGATAAATATCCTTTCTTGAGTTTAATGAGCTCTCTTCTTTTTCGATTCGATCTATTTCACTTTTAACATTATCAATGCGGCTAAATACACCTAATTGCGTTTCTTTCGATGTGATACCATCTACATTCTGCATAATTTGTGACTCTTCAAGCAAGTTACGAGGAATATTTCTATCAAATGTATATTCGATATCTGCGTATGATTCAGCATCGGCTTTATTGATATTCGTTTCTAAGCTAAAAAATAAGCGATACCTTTCTTGTAGGCTCGCTCTCAGCTTTCTTTGCATATTTAACGCTAAATTACTCATAGATTGCAGTTTATAGGCTAACGATGTACCACTAGAATTTCCAAAGCTCTCATCTGATATATTAGCTACCATAGAAGTTTGATATAACCATTGTTCTAATCGATCAATTAAATTTTCTTGCGTTCCGTCAGCATTAGGTTTATCTAAAAATTTTACATCAACAGAATTACTGCTTACTCCATCCGATTCATAATTTATTACACGATTTTCTCTAATGTTTTTTAATTTTTCGTCATCCAAATCTAGTCGTCCACCAATAAAAGCCAAATATGCTTCAGCAAAATAATCAACATCATTTGCTTTTGCTGAAATAGCTTTATTGAGTTGATTGATAATTGGTATCACTGGCTCAAAAATCCCCATCATTTCAGTATTATGAACATATTCGTTCATCGGAACACTCGGGTATGGGTGTGTCTTTTCTTCAATAAACTTATTTTCTATGAAATCCTTAATATCTGTTCGAGTATAAATTGTTCCTACTTGCTTATTTTCATCATTGTTACCATACCAAATCCCATATAGAGGCTTGGGTTCTATTGAATTGTCATAAACGATAAAAGCTTCTGTAGGTTTTAACGTAGCCGTGCGCGTCTGAGTTTCTTCATTTTGATAAATGAGCTCGATCGAGTTTCCATAAATACATGCCCATTTCGCTAGTTCAAAATT